TAACAGAAATAGAACCTACATCAGCATTTGCCTGTCTAAATGTAATTGCATTACCTGTGTCATCTTGTCTATTTAAAAATATACCTTGATTATTACCAGTTTTTACAACAAGAAATAATTGTCCTGTTGAATTAATAGATGTTCCATAAACTGTATTTCCAGTTGAAGTTCTGCCAACCAACAAATTACCACTAGAGTCAATACGCATCCGTTCTGTAGCTGTAGCATTTGTTCCAGCAGCAGAAGTACCAAAAATTAAAGCTGAAGCATCTCCATCAACTAAAATTCTTCCATTTCCATCTGTATTAGTTAAACGCATACGATACTGATTGCTATCAGCAAAGCTAACTCTAGCTTCTCTATAGACATCTATTTTGGCTGCTGGTGCTGTTATACCAATACCTACATTACCTGAACTATCAATACGCATAGACTCTGTACCGCCTTCAGCAAAAGCAATAGTGTCTGCTGCTGGAAAGAAGATACCTGTATTTGTATCTCCTGTAGTAGTAATAGCTGGAAGTGATACTGTTCCAGCTTGTACTGTAGTTACACCTGTTGCGGATAATGTAGAGAAAGCACCTGTAGATGCTGTAGTAGCACCGATGCTCATATTGTTAATTGTTCCAGCAGTAGCAGGATTTATTGTCAATGAGCCTGTGCCAGTAGGAGCAATATTTACTAATCCGTTTGCAGGAGTAATAGCGATAGGAGCAGATACAGTAACATTATCTCCACCACCAGCGCCCATGCTAACTTGTGTAGTACCAGCAGAGTTTTTAAGCGCTAATCCACCAGAACCACTTGCTTGAACAGATGGGGTAGTTAGTGCAGTAATAGTTAGCGCAGCAACAGTATTGCCAGACTGTATTTTGTCTGTATTTAGATTGGTAAAGTTAGCATCTACCTCGTTATGGGTAAGAGGCGATCCTTTACCAGCACGAGTTACAAGAGTAGACATGGCTTACCTTAAGCTAAAGTAACTGATACGCTAGATGTAGCAAACTTAAATACATCTCCACTTGCAATAGTCTTAGATGCAGTTAGCGCACCATAGTACAACATATTGCCAGTTGTTAATGCGTCAAAAATTGCAAAGTGAGTAAGTGTTCCCCATGAGCCTGTAGCCTGGTCAAACTCAACAGCAGCAGCAGAGTTAGTTGTTACTCCATTAGAAGGAGCAGCAAAGGTGATAGCCTTGCGAGCATAGCCTGTACCAGTACATTCTGTGCCTGATCCTGCCTCTGTAGGATCAGAAGTAAATAGCGCAGCATAGACTGTTGCTGGGGATGTAAAAGTAGTATTGCGTAGAGTAGCGTTAATTAATGCGTTCTCTAGGTAGTTTGAGATTGCAGACATAAAAATCCTATCGTGAGGTTAATTGCATTGTTAGTGGTACTCCAGCGTACTCTGAGCTTTCGTCTGATCCGTTAATATCAGAAGTAGCTCTATCGTATAAGGTAGCCCAAGTTTGCACTCTGGCATCGTTCATAAGATAAGGCTCTGCCTCTGCCAAGGATGCGTAAAGCAAGGCATCTGGGAAGTTAGCTAGATAAGCATTTGTAGCTACACTTGTAGATAATGGTGTTGGCTTGTAGTAATAAAGCATCTCTACAACATAAGCTGAATCTGGAGTTGGAGCAAATTGGATCTCCTCGCCAATGATTGTGTAGTACACAGGCAGACCAGACTCACCAGCTCTAGCATTACGAGAGAACAAAGAAGGCGATAAATAGCTAATAGTATTTCTTGGGTTGCCTTGGGTAAATATATCTCGCATCTCTAAGAAGTCTGTAGGCAAGCCAACAGTAGAATCTGCTGCTGTCATTGTTGCTGTAGCAACTTTAAGAGTTTGGCGAGTACGGATCTCTCTTGCCAGGCGAATCTCTGCAAAAGTAATAAAGTCAGGAATAACCGCAGTCAAATCTGATCGACCTAGATAGCTTGCTATAGAAGTCTTTAATTCTGTGTATGTTGCAAAGCCCATTAGGACACCTCAATATTATGCCAGCCGTATGTGTAATTACCTATATGGCCTATCTCCATTGAGAGATCGTGATCCACATAAGTATCTATTCCTGCATCTTTCGCTTTAATGCAAAAGTAAACATCTTCGCCTAATAACTTCCCATTGGGCAATTGCTCAAAGTAGAAGTAAGGCTTTTCTAGTTTCTTAAATGCTGAGTTTTTAATGAGAATGACACCGCATCCTATGGCATCTACCTTCTCTATTCCTTTTTTAACATTGGAATAAACAGGCAGCCAAGATACAGAACCATCTTCCTCATAGTTAATGTTTTTGGCAGTAGGCTTTACTGGCTCTGATCGAGTAGTAGCGTTTACGCCAACAATGTCTTTATTATGCTTTAAAAGCCGAACAAGCGCATCTTTTGGAAAGCGCATATCAGCATCTATAAACATTAGGTAATCGCAACGCTCATTAATAACAGAGTCTACTAACGCATTACGCTGATCGAATATTAGTGTACCTGTAGATGTATACAGATTAATATCGTGTTTCGTCTGTTTTGCTGTGTAATTAACTAATGCCGATAAGTCAAACGATGTGGATATTTCTACTTGCCCTCTTGCTGGAACGCAGATTCCTATCCTCATACTGTGCCACCCCTAGTACGGAATACTCTGTTGTCAGGGTTATTTAACCACTTTACTAAAGCCTTCTGGTCTAGTATGTGGTAGCCACGCATTATTCCTTCTTTGTTGAGAGTGTTAATAATTTCAGCAGGCAATGAAGCAATTTTATTTTTAGGGTCGTATACACTATCACCCCAGCCAGTTTTACCACTTCTAGCATTGAATTGTTCCTTTGTATGATCTGTGAAATCAGTTAAATCTACTTCAGATTTAATAACTATACCGCCATCACCATCTGCATAAGCAGTACGAATAACTCCATCTACTACACCGAGATTGCCTTTTTTGCCTAAATCAGACATACATTCTCCTAGAAAAGGGGATCAGTTTCCCAATCCCCTTATTCTACATTACTTATGACAGATCGAAAACACCGCCATGTGCAGCCTCGTTACGAACTTCCAAAGTGAACTCAGCCAAGATTTGTGTCTTTTCTGCATCACCAACACGAGCTAACTCGTTAGTTTGGAATGGGCGTAGGAAAGCTAATGCTGCATACTCAGGATCGAGAATGAGAGCATCACGAGTACGCATAAATCTGTCCGGAACTATACTCAAAATTCCGAAGTCGCTTTGATATAAATCGGCCCCCGCCAGGATGGTTGCTTGACCAGAAGTAGGCACTTGGTAACGCTGTGCTGCCAAACCAGTAAAGCCTGAAACTACTTGCTTTTGTGCTGGGCTAACAAACAAAGCTGAAGGTGTACCACCATTAGTGAATACAGATGCAATAACAGTCTTGAGCATTGCCTCTGTGAAAGTACGAGTTGTACCATCTGTACGAGTAGAAACACCAACTGTTACAGGGTCTACACCAGTAGTAGCAGTACCATTCTTGCTTGTGTTGCTCTTAATGTATGAGAGCAAAGCACCTAATGTACGAGCTGTTGTGGAGTTACCAGCAGATTGACCTTGGTTAGCTGTGATGATAGTTTCCATATCACGCTTGATTTCAGAAGAAATCTTAGCCAATTGATAAGCCTTCTCAGACTTACGACCAGCACGATCAACAGCCTCTAGAGTGCCAGAAACCATAACTGTCTTACCAACGATTTGAGTATAGTTACCCAAACGAGTTGTAGGAGAAACAGTAATGTCAGATGCCGTAGCCCCTTCAACTAAAGCATTAGCTGTGGTGTTACTCGCAAGCGAATCGGATTGCCATTCGTGATAAACAGCAGTAGCCTTAGTCTTGCCAATAGATGACATGATTGGGGTATCTGTTGGGGAGATAGAATAGATTACATCGGACAAATCTTCACGATTGCCGATTGATTGATATACCTGATATGTTGCCATGATTTAATTCCTTTAAATAAATTGTTCAAAAAGTTTTGCTGCATCAGCCTTCTTGCCTGTCTTTTGTAGGCGAGAAAACTGCTTTTTCATTTGTTCATTCTGGGAGCTGCCAGGATTGGAAGTTCCAGACTTTAATACCTTTGGCGCATCCTGTACTTTCTTGACGGCTGCACCCTTATTACCTGATAGCTTTTCGTACATCATTGCGTTGTATAGCGTCTTAACTGCTCTGGGGTCATATACCTGTGCTAGTTCTTGGTCGCTAAATCCGATTGATTTTGCATAAGTACGAATGTCCCTACGCACAATTTCAGCTTTAGCGGCATCCCTAAACTCTGGAATAGCCTCTTTCAGTTGCTCTGCTGCCTCTGCAAGATGTTTCTGTAATGCTTGCTGTCTGTCGGCATCCTGCTGTTTAGCAAGATTCTGTCTTTCAGCTTGTACGGCTTGAAGTTGCTTTTCCTTCTCACTACGCTCTGCTACCGCTATTGCATAGCCTATAGGATCGGTTTCCTTTAGTTCTTGCAAGTTCTCTACATTGCTTTGGCTTTGTAGAACACTCTCAATAGCCTCTAAGCGTTGTGCGTAAAGATCACGCATCTTCTTAGATTCTTCAACTAATCCTCTTTCAGCCTCTACGGCCTTACGAGTTTCAGCTAAAGCCTGAGTCTTTTTAGTATAGTCTGCTGTCCTACTGTATCCGCTTAAGAGTTCATCTTCTGAAACTTCGACTTCTTCATTGCCAACTTTGACTTTGAATGTCTTAGCTCTAGGAGTTTCTTCCTCATACTCTACAGTTTCTTCCGCATTTTCATCTTCGTAGGATTCGTCTGAATCCTGTACTTCAGTTTCAGTATCATCAGATTGCGATTGAGCTTGCGCTTTCTCCTCTGGTGTATCCATCATAGACAAAAATGCGTTAGCCGCATCACTTACTGTATTAACACTTCCCTCTACAGGATTGGTGTTTTCACTCATGTTGTTTACCTTTTAGGTGGTTATAAAATCTTCCAGCGTTTCTCTGCAATTTGCTTGTTATCAGCTAATGCTTGGATTGTCGCTATAAATTCATCCATCACTTTCAGTTTGAGAAAGTTCTTTTCTCGCACTTCTACATCATTTTCGTTACTGTCAAATATGTTGTTACGATACAACAGTTTTTGACTTTCGACAAGTTCTAGGAAGAACTCATCTGACAAATAGGCTCTAGCCCTCTCGGATTTGTTATAGGACATTAGGGATATTTGCCGTTGGTGATAGTTTTGCGCCTAGTTGCAAAGCCTTTAACTGAGCCTCATATTCAAACTCTTGTTTCTTAAGAGCCATAGTCATCTCAAACTCCTGCTGCTTAAGTGCAATCTGAGCCTCTGCCTTAACCTGGGAGATCTGAATATCATTCTGAGCCTTGGCGTTATCTGCTTCCATCTTGGCTTGCATCTGAGCTACATAAGCCTCCATTGCTGGATCTTGTTGCTGACCTTGCTGTTGGCTTTGCTGCGCCATTTGTTGCTCTTGCTCTGGGGTAATCTCTAGGAAAAACTCGTTAGAGTCCTTAAAGCCAGCAGCCTCAATAAAGCGACCTAATGTCTGTCTATAGTTTGTAAGGCTTACCAATGGATTGTTAATGCCTACAGTCTTAAGGATTTCCTCTTGCTTGCCTAGAACCATAGCGATCATAGCCATCTGCTCTTGCTTGTTTCCTGTGCCTAGACCGACATTGATAGAGATGTCAAAACCATTAGTCCACTCTCTAGGATCAATAGATACATACTTACCACGCAGACGCACAATACGCTCTTTGTCTTGATACTTGCAAAGCAATTGTAGAATCTTTTGGAATAGGTCTTTTACGCCTGTTTCAGCAAATACCCTAGCAATTAACTCAACTTTGCCTGCTGCGCTGTTCTGCATCATAGCAACGGCTGTAGCTGTGCTGTTCTGCAATACATCTGGATTAAGGCCGTTCATCTGGTCTGATACGCCAGTTCTCTTAGCTTGTACAGAATCCAAGTATTCCAGTAATGGGAATGATTGGTTAGCAGTTGGTGGTACTGTTAATGGGATGATGGCTTGGGTATTTTTCATACGCACAATGCCATTAGCTGTAACTGTCAGCAGATCATCTAGGTTTACTTGACCTTCTACCACGCCCATTCTTGGGCTATTAGTCATGTAGAGATTGTCTAGGATCTGACGAGTTACTGTAGATTTAATCAGTTGTATATCTACTGCTCGATCTGCCAGACTATGACCAAAGAACTTGTGTGGCATAGGGATAGGGCAAATAGAACAGAATGGCACGAAATCTACTTCCTCGTTATCTAGGATGTCTGTGCCAGCATAGGTAACTTTACGCAACTCAGCAATACCATCGCCATCAAAGTCTACTTTGATATAAGACTCGATTACCTCGATCTCTTGCATAGAGAAGTCTAGGCTTGCTTGATCGCTTGGCTGCTCGCCTTGATCGAACCTTGCCACATTCTCTTGGTTATAAGTTAAGTCTGCATAAGTAGGAAGGTTATCTACAATATCCTTGTCATATCCCATTGCAATTAACTCTGAGCGAGTAGCCAACTTTCTGTGGGCTACAAATGGCGCATCAGCAATAGTCCTAGCTTTCTTAGAGATTAAGAACTCCTCTGGTGGCACATTCTCTACAATTACTTTGCCAGTTTTCTTAGTCTTTTTGAGCTTAACATCATAAGAGAATATAGGTGGAATCATCATCCCCATTGGATCTATTCCTGCTGGGGCTACTTCTGTAGTCTTTTGATTTACTACTTCCACCTCTGGATCATTGAGAAGCATCGTTACTTCATCTTGTGTCAGATTTTGATACTTCTCTTTGCTGACATCAATCTTCTCATCCCAATAGACCTTAACGATTCCGTTCTTTTGCAAGAGCGCATCCTTAAACCAATTGTGCATAAGCAATACGCCATCGTTATCTCGGCTCATTACCCAATTGACATACTCTGTAGCCTGCTTTGCTTTTTCCTCATCGCCTGGGCCTTTAGGCTCAAAGCGCACAATCTCATCTGACTGAGTAAAGATACGCAATAGTTGTGGCAG